AACAAAAAGTTAAAGTGATTGAAACTTTGGATAGAACAAATTCAGTTAGAGAAGTTAAATTGGTGTATTCTACATTAGCAGAAAACTTCAAATTCTCTACAAACAAATCTACTAAAAAATCTATTTCTGAAGGAATCGCAAGCAAAGTAACAAAATCTACTAAGCCAGCACAATCTAAGCAAGTAATTGCTGAGAACACAGATTTCTCTGACAGATTTAAGAAATTAGCAGGTATTATTAAATAAAATATTAAAAAACAAACAATGGACATTAAAAAATTAATGACAGGAGCTAACCCACAAAGCGTTATGCTAGAACAAACAAGAGGTTTGAAAGGCAAATGGGAAAAAACAGGCTTACTTGAAGGAGTAGGTTCTGAAACACAAAAGCATGGTATGGCAGTAATGTTAGAAAACCAAGCAAAACAATTATTAGATGAGGCAACTCGTACAGGTACTGCAGCAGGTTCTGAAGAATGGGCAGGTGTAGCGTTACCTTTAGTAAGAAGAATCTTCGGTTCTATCGCAGCTAAAGAATTCGTTTCAGTTCAACCAATGAACTTACCTTCAGGTCTTATTTTCTATATGGACTTCAAATATGGTTCAACAGTAGGTAAAGACGGAAATCGTCCAGCTTCTGGGTCTTCTTTATTTGGTGATGGTGGTACTGCAGGTAAAGATTCTTTATCTCCAGCAAATAACAAATTAGGTTCTACTCAAGCTACAACAGGTGGTTTGTATGGTGCTGGAAGATTTGGTTACACAATCGCTGATGTAAAAGTTGCAGTTGTAGGTAAAACTATCGCAACAGCTTCTTTAGCAGATATTTCTTTTGACTTAACTGATTCTACTATTTCTGCATCTTATGCAGCTGGTAAAATTAAAAAAGTAACTGTACCTTTTGCTGATTTAGCAGGTGCTGACCAAAACGCAGTTAGAGCATTTGATTTGCATAACTCAGGTTCTGGATTTACTTACTTACCTCAATACACAACTAAGGATGCAACTAACGTATACTTCTTAGCTTACACTACTGCTAACAGTTCAACTGCATTTGGTGGTGTAGCTGCAACAGTAGCTGCTGAAGTTTCTTATGTTAAACAACCATCTGCAGAAAGTAGAGGTGATTTTGAAGATAGAGGTGATGATTTACCAATCCCAGAGATTGAATTAGAATTGAAATCTGAGCCAATCGTTGCTAAAACTCGTAAGTTGAAAGCAATTTGGACTCCTGAATTAGCTCAAGATTTAAACGCTTACCATAGTGTAGACGCTGAAGCTGAGTTAACTCAAATGTTATCTGAATACGTTTCTTTAGAAATTGACTTAGAAATCTTAGAAATGTTACAACAAAACGCATTCACTACTGACTACTGGTCAGCAAAAGTTGGATACGATTATAATTCAGGTACTGGTACTTTCGCAATTGATTCTAACGCAGCGGCTGCAAGTGCATACCAAAAGAGCACTTGGTTCCAAACTTTAGGTATCAAATTACAAAAGGTATCTAACAAAATTCATCAATTAACTATGAGAGGTGGTGCAAACTTTATCGTTTGTTCTCCAAATGTAGCTACTATCTTAGAATCAATGAACGGATTTTCTGCTAACCCAGGAAAAGACGCATTGACTTTCTCTGCAGGTGTAACTAACATTGGTTCTATCTCTAACAGATATGATGTTTACAAAAACCCGTATATGACTGAGAACGTAATCTTATTAGGTTTCAAAGGTTCTAACTTCTTCGAGACTGGAGCAGTTTACGCACCTTATGTTCCATTGATTATGACTCCATTAGTTTATGACCCAACTAACTTCACTCCAAGAAGAGGTGTTATGACTAGATACGCTAAGAAAATCGTAAGACCAGAATTTTACGGTAAGATTATCGTTGATGGTTTAGAGACTCTTTAATCTTTGAGTAGATTGGATAAGTAATAAACTTACAATAAAAAGAAAAGGGGAGAGTAGAAATACTTTCCCCTTTTTTTATTTATTATTATTGAATTTATATATTTATACCTATAACACATAAAAATAAAATAAAATGGCAGATATAATTTTTAAAGCATACGATTTACCAACATTTGATAGTATTGCAGGCACGCAAATAATGGCAAAAACAGATTCCGGACAAATGGGATATGTTAACACTTCTCAACTTCAAACAACATTGGATGGTAATGGATTAGCAACTGATACGGATATTTCTGCATCAAACGCTGCTAGAGTATCATTGAGTGGTAGTGTTAGCAGTAGTATTACCTCATTGAGTGGTAGTATTGCAACTAAAATGGCAAATACTTCATTTGGATATGTTACTGGTAGTTTTGCAAATGATGTGGCCGCAGCATCAGCTGGTGTTCCAGTTGGTGGATTGTATCATACTACCGGTACAGTTAAAGTTAGATTAACATAGTTTTCAATTTTATTAAAAATATTAAAAAGGGAGAGTAGAAATACTTTCCCTTTTTTTATTTATATAATTCATATTTATAGTAGTAAAACTATAAATTTTTTAATATGTCTTTAAACTTAAAATGGCCTGGAAGTTCTTCATTTGCAACAGGTTCAACACCCTTTGGAATATACGATACAGATACATCATTCCAAACTGATGCTCCTAAAACTGCCGATTGGTGTGCTAAAAGATTAGGTTATCCAATTATAGATGTGGAATTAACATCTGCATCTTTTTTTGCATGTTTTGAAGAAGCTACTTCGGAATATGGTGCACAAGTAAATCAATTTAATATTAGAAATAATTTAGATATCTTAAAAGGTGCAGCAACTGGTTCAAATTATTCTCAAAAATTAGTAGATGGTTCTTCGGTTCCAACAATTTTTAGAATGGCACAATCATACGGAACATTATCAGGAGTAGGTGGAAATGTAGATATTAAAAAAGCCTACATAGACATAACTCCAGGTGTACAAAAATATGATTTAACAACTCTATCATATGACGCAGCTACATCACAATCATTAAGTTCATCCGTACAAAGAGATGTTGTTAAAGTATTCTATGAAGCAACACCTGCAATAGCTCGTTTCTTTGATCCGTATTCAGTAGGTGCACAAGGTACTTTAAATTTAATGTCAGAATTAGGATTTGGTAATTTCTCACCTGCAGCACAATTCTTAATGATGCCTCTATATGAAGATGTATTGAGAATGCAACAAATTGAATTTAATGACCACATTCGTAAATCAGCATTTAGTTTTAATATTGTAAATAATAAATTAGAAATATTCCCTTTACCAACTGACGGAACTCGTGCAAGAATATACTATGAATATTTTGAAAGAGATACTTTTGAAAATAACTCATCAATAATACAAGATGGTGTTGTAGCTGACTATTCAAACATTAGATATGATTTTATTCCGTATATAAAAATAAATGAGGTGGGTAAGCAATGGATTAGAAAATATACTCTTGCATTATCAAAAGAATTATTAGGTGCAATTAGAGAAAAATATTCAACTATTCCAATTCCAGATGCAGAAGTTAGTTTAGATGGTGCAGCATTAAGAGCAGAAGCACAAGTTGAAAAAGATGAATTGATAAAACAATTAAGAGAAAATTTAGAAGAATTAGGTAGAAAAAATCAATTTGAAATAAGAAAAAATGAAGCAGACTACCATCAAGATATGTTAAGAAAAGTTCCATTAAAATTATATTTAGGATAATATGTCAAAATTTTTACAAACAAGAGACATTGAATTTTTTAAAGGTATAGCAAGAGAATTAGTAGATGATGTTGTACAAAATACAATTGTTTTATTCAAAATTAATATGAATGAAACAAAAGTAAACATCTATGGTGAATCTTTAAATAAAACTTGGTATCCAGGAGTTCAGCTATATGCATTATATTCAAAAAGTCCTGAGGATGTTGTATATGAAGGTTTTGGTCCTGAAATGCAACAAAATATAACATTTAAATTAGATAGAATGATGTGTGAGGAAAAAGATGTGTATCCTGAAGTAGGTGATATAATATTTTTTGACACATCTTATTATGAAATTGACAATACAAATGAAATTCAATTTATAGGTGGAAACCCTGACAATAATTTTAGTATTGTTTGTGAGACATTTATGGTATCTAAATCTGCATTAAATATTGAAGAAAGAATAAATTAATTATGTCTACAAATCCACTAAAAGCTGATTTAAATAGAGCAAAACAAATCAAATGCGCAAAAGGAGACTTAAAGCAAAGTATAACTCTGTTTGATATTGACTATGCTATGATGACATATTTGGAAGATACACTTTTACCACCTTTAGATGACAACGGAAAGGTATTAAAAATTCCTGTTATATATGGCAATTCCGAAAGATGGGTAGGTGCAAGGAGACAAGGTGTTTATAGAGATAATAAGGGTAAAATACAATTACCACTTATGATGATACGAAGAACATCTATTGCAAAAGATGAAACGATGCCAATGTTAAATAGACACGTATCTTATTCAGGTGTTACAAAATATTCAAAAGATAATAGATACGATAGATTTACATTATTAGGTTCAAATGTAAAACCAAAATATGAAATTTATAATATAACAATGCCAGAATATGTTGAGTTAAATTATGAGTGTATGGTTTGGACTAACTTTACAGAACAATTAAATTCAGTTATAGAACAATTAAATTACGCATCATCATATTGGGGAGATAAAGACCATTTTAAATTTAGAACATCTGTTTCGGACTATAATGTAATAAACGAAGTTGGAGAAGGTACTGAAAGAATTAATAGAGTAGAATTTACTTTGAATGTTAAAGCATATTTACTTCCAGAAAAATTTGACGGAGAAAATACTATTAAAAA